TATGGACTTAGTGAGTTAGCTGTAAAAACAAAGTTATTTATAACATCTTTTTGTAGTACGGCACCGTCAAAAGTTGAGTAATATCCTATATCAATAGCTGTTTGTGTAAACAATATAGGTATTGTTAACCCAGTTAAAAATGATGTTCCATTTGTGTTTCCACTCAACAAATATGGCATTGGTATATAGAATCCTGTTTGCCCAGTATCAAATATATCTTGTGATGATTCAATTAAACAACAAGGATCTATAAAATTTGTAATATCAGTATCACCAGTAAACCCAACAAAAGTAAGGTCTGATAGAATATTTTCTGGGGATATTTTGAAATAATATTTTTGTTCTTCCATTATGGGTTTACGTATTCATACCATTTTATCGGACTTAGAGTATCTCCAACTCTCGTATTTGTTGCGGTTTCAAAAACCTCATATGTATTTGTAGTGTAATCTAAATTAACCTTATAATAAAAATAATCACTACCTAAAAAATTAAACCTTGATGGTGTAATTGATGGTTGTGGTGTGTTTGTCATAGTTGAGTATATTCCTCTTCTACCATTAAAAAATTTAGCAGACATATAAAATTCATTTATGTCTATAAAATCTCTTTTTCTTAACCAATAAATGAAAAAACCTTCTTTATCACCAATGTAGTCTAAATTAAATTTTGGTTTTTTAATATCAACAAGAGGTAATAATGTTGAAAGGAGTACATTATTCTCAAATTGACCTTGCTGGACTGGTAGTATTATTGAGAAATATAAAGTTTGTGTTTTATCTTCTGGTGTGTCATAAAAATCAAGTTTAAAAAAAGATTTGGTAAACGGTTTTACAAAGTAATAAATGTCCGCTGGTGTAAATCCTTGATTTTGGTATGTAATACCCCAGTTAGCCGAAGTTAATGTTGTTGCCGTTATTGGTTGTGAATTATCAAAAAATGAAAACTCATAATTTATCTCAGTTGATTGATTTAAAAATTCATTATGTGTAAACCTTAAAGTTTCAAAGTCATTGGCAATACCAATAACTTCTTTAACCATTTTTTTTTGATACTCTTCAATACTATCATCTCTCCCAGTAAAATCCCAATTCAGTTCTACCGGTATATTAACATATTTATTTGTATCTGGAAGTAATATTTTAACTTTATTCACACTCATCTTCTATAGGTGTTACAATTTCATTTATGTTTTGTAAACCAATACCTTCTGGATAAACTCTAAATACATAATTAGAATACGGATAATGTTTTCCATTTAAAAATGGATAATCAACACCAATATCAGATGTATCTATAAAACCATAACTATATAAATCTCTCCATCTAAAACTATTTGATAAACTAGAATAATAAGCGTAATCTGGAATACCTAAAACACCAGTTCTTGGTGCTTCCTCTATGTAATCAGAAAAAACTCTTATTGTTAATTTTGAGTGTGGTTTATAATAATATCCAAGTGGGTTTGTTGGTGGTGCGTCAGACGGTACATCAAAAAAATTGTTGTTGAATGTGACTTTATGATTCATTTCGGATATTGTTCTTTCAATTTGTTCATAGTCATTCCATTCACAATAAGCACCATCTATAATGTCTCCAACATTTAAATTTGCGTTATAATAAAAAGGTCCATTTGGTGGTAAAGTTGATGAGTTATACTGTAATTCTGGAATACCTATTGCTGATAATGGATTTGTTTGGTCCCACCAAGCATTTGGTATTGCATTAACAAGAGGTACATTAAAATCAAAACCTTGTTTTAAATTTTTGGTCCAACCAAAATAACCTTTCCAAATTGTTGTGAAAAATAATTCGGTAATTGGTCTTTTTTGATTATCTTTAAGTGGATTTATATCAACATCACAGTTAAAAGAAAGTGTATAACTTTGATTACCTTCTTTTACTGATGTCCTTTCAACATTATTTGGGGTAATTACTGCTTTTTCAAATTTTGTCTTTGACCTAAAATTATTAAGTTCAAAACCAGCTTTAACTAGTACGGCACAATCAGCATCAGTTAAAACTTTATGTATTTTAACATAATATTTTGATTTTGTTTCTTCTATGTTTTCATTATTTAAAATTCTTTTAAAATTTCCAATTAAACCAGAATCAAATGTTGTTCCAGTATATCCAATATTATCTATATTAAAAATAAATAAATCACTATCATATCCAACATCACCAATACTACTTACTTGAAAAATATTTGTACCATTGTAACCAAAAGATAACTCTACGTATTCTCCAGCTTGTAGTCCATGTTCCATAGGGCATTTAAATGATATTTGGTCTGGGTTTTGATCTGTACCAACCGAGATATAAAATGGAATTCCATCATTTGCCAACCAATACCAAGAAGCTTGAGTTTCTGGGTCAATAGCATATAATGGTTTATCATAATCATTCTCAAAAGGATATGTTATATAATGTGACCAATTATATGTACTTGCACTTTTATTTATAAATGTTAAATGATTGTTAGGTGGTTGTGTATATCCAATAGTGTTATTGTCAGTTCTAACTAAATCAAACTCAAAATATTGTGGATAACCTTGCCAAGGTGTATTTGGGTTTGCAATTTGTGCCACAGCATTATTTACACCATTTGTATAATAAAGATTATCTCTAAATGGTGGATAGTTTGTTTTACCAATAAACTCATTTTGGAAAATAAATGAATATTTGCAACTAGGTCTGAATACTGTTGAGGCTTGTCTTTCTTCATCAAAAACGGTTTGTAGACTTAAATCAACATTTCTATCAAATTCAATAATTTCTTTTTGATTACCATTTAAGGTTACGTCCAAAGATAAATTGGTATTCTGTGAAGATTTAAATCTTTCAGACCCTAAAACAATATTTGTTGTATTATCAATTCCCATTATCCTTCAGTTGATATATATAATTTAACAAATTTATCAATAGCTGTTTTACCATTATTTAAACCAAAATAAAAATGGAATGGCGCCCCAACAACATAACTATTAGCATTACTTAATATTGGTTGTGGATTACCTAAAGCATCAAAATTTACCAAATAACCTAATTCGGTTGTTGGTGTTTTATAATATTCATTAGGTAAAGTAAAATCTAAATCTTGATAACCTCTAGTTGTAAAACCAGAACCAGGTTGACCTGGCGCATAAGTTGTATCCCAATTATTATTTTCGTTACCAAAAATACTTGGTCCTTGTGATTCTATTTTCCATCTATAAAAAGGAACATCTTGTGTTTTTGGAAAACCATAATAATACTGTAATAATGGTGTATAATTTAATGTTTCAAAACCAGGTGTTAAATTTCTTCTATATGAATAATCAATAGTTTCTGTTTCAAAAAACACACCAAAAACAGGTCTTGGGTATCCGTCACCAGATTGTGTGTCATCACCAAAATATATTGAGTTAGGATTTTGATAATTTTCTGAAAGGAATGGTAAAATTCTCCACTCAGAGTTAACTGAAAGCATTTGAGCAAAATCACCATCAATTCTATCAGCTTGTCTAGTACTATTAAAAAATTGGATAATTCCTTTACCTTCAGTGTTACCACCATTTGGGTTAGCAATTGGGATTATTGCTTGTCTAAAATTATCATTTAATAACCTAGATAAAAATCCAACTTGGATTATATCCGAATTATCTTGATATGATGTTGATTTAACTTGATCTACAAAATAACTAGTAAAATTATTATTATTGCAAATTTCTGAAATAAATTTTTCTCTAGGACCTAAATCAACAACTGTTGTTGGGAATTGGATTTGTTTACCATTATAACCCAAACCAGGATAACCAGTTATTAGAGAAGTAGGTATATTAGCTGGTGGTGCCGGACTATTTTTTCCTATAAAGTTTGTTCCATCCCAAGGTGATGACCTATAATAAAAACCATTATTTATGTCATTAAACAATACAACATCATCACAATAAACATAAGTTGGGTCTGTTGGATTTGTTAGTGTATATGAATTTCTTTTATTAAATGTAAACATATACAATGTACCATTTATCCAATTATTTTGGAATGCTTGAGCAAAAATTCCTCTACAAGCAGCAAATGTTATTGTAAATCTTGTTTTCCATTCTAAAAATAATTTAACATCTTCATCATACTGAAATAAATAAGTCTTATTTAAAAGACAATAACATCCTCTTACAAGTCTATCGGCTGGTATTGCACAGTTTGGGTTTACAGTAACGTTGTTTCCACTACCTTGGTAACAATCTAAGGGAACTAAATTTTCACAAGTAAGTGTTTGTAAAAGTCCTTGGTTTTCACTATCACTACCTTCACCAGATGGTATGTTTCCACCAATACTTGTTGTTGAACCGCCGTCACTTAAAGCATCAACAGTATAATATGTAAAATTATTGTTTTGGTGAAGACCATAACCTGTTGCAGTCGCTGGACCACTTTCAGTTTTTGTAGATGTTGGTAATCTATCACTTCTCATGACTATGTTTACACTATCGTTAAAATTAACATCTGGTAAGCTAAAATTATAATAAGCGCTAGAATATAAAGCATAAACAGTGCTGGTTGAATTACCAATCCAACCATACTCTTCTTTTTGGTCTTGGTTAGAACCTGTAACGGTTGTTTGGAAATATTGTGGAATAAATGGAGTTGCTAATGAAGTTGGGGTTACTGGGTATGTATTAGTGTTTAATCCTATAAATGTACCACCGCCAATTTGTAAATTTTGTGTGTCATACTTAGGTAGTTTGTATCCATTTGTTCCTAGTACTTGTGTTAAAAGCGCACCAGCAATTGTTTGAGTGTCTGGATGTGTTGTTACTGGTTTATATGTTAAGTTAGATGGTATTGTTGTATCATCTGTTGATATAAAATAATAAGGTAAATTTGAGGTAAAAGGTGTGTACTGTGTTGGGTCTGGAGTAAATGTGTAAGAAGGGAAATATAAATTAGTAGATACGTTTGTTGTTGTCTTATGACTTTTTGGTTTGGTACCACCAGCATAACCTTGTATTGGTACATTTAAATGGTATTGCCCACTAATAATAGGTCCAGCACCAAATGATTTACCAAAAATTCTTGATAAATCATATTTTATATTTTGTTTTTCTGTGTGTGGATCAACACCTCTAACAACAAAAATTATTTCATAATTTTCGTATTGACTAATTTGTTGTATAGCAGTAAAATCATTTACTTGTGTTCCAAATCTAGTTATTGGACTTACTATTTGTGTTGGTGTAGGACAAGCAGTAGGTGTCATAATATCATATCTAATTTTATGACGAAGATATGATGCTGGAAAATCATTTGGATTAGTTGCAAAATCGGCCAATGTTTCAAAAGTTCCTACCGTCATACCAGTAATAACTTGATAGTATTCAACATCAGTTGCATATTTTAAGTAGTTTTCAGTTGACCCAGTTTGGATTATTGAGATTGGTACAGTTTGGTTTGTCGCATCAGTTGTTGCATATTGTATTGTACTTGAAATAGAAATTGGGTTTGTTAATGATGTTCCAGTAATTGCGTTATTACCAAACTGATTTAATGTTGCACCAGTTAAATTTATTTGACAATTTGATTGCTTTGGGTTTTGGAATGTAAATAACTTATCACCTAAAGTTGCTGTAGTTCCAATTTGAACAATCATTACAATAATTTGATCGTATATATCTGGGGAATTGTTAACGTTTGTTTTAATTTTATTGACACCAGAAAAGTATTTGTCTCTTGTATTAAATTCGTTTAGTCTTTGTGGGTATGTAACAGTTCTTGGTCTTGCAAAGAATCTTTCATCAGGACTTAAACTCAATCTATTTGCAGCAAAAAGAAATGGTTGTGGGGCTTTAAATCTGTTAAATTCAGCACCACTTGTAACATCATAACCAGAAAATAATCTTTTAAAATCAATTAATGCTTGTGTGGCAACTTCTGCAGTAATGTCTTGAGCAACAAGTCTATTTATTAATGACCTATATTCTATTACATTTCCAAAAATGTTAAGACAGTAACCAAAATATCCACCATTGTCGTCGTTAGCATCATAACCTGATATTTGTTCATAATTGGGATGGTTTACAGAATAAGTTTGTGGTAAATTTAATGGTGCTAAAAAAGAATTAGACTGTGCTGTTGGTGGTTGATTGCCGCCAGATAAACTATTTTGTTGGTTTTGAATGTCTTGTGTAATAGTATTAGAATCAAAATCATCATCTTGAGGTGCATTACCACAATCACAATCACAAGTATTACACTCTGGGTATGAAATCATTGGAAGTCCGATTCTTGGAAAGTTTTTAATTTTTGTTAATTTGTTTATAACAAAAATTGTAAACACAACAGCTAACGCCGCTTTAACTAATATTTGTAAACCCTGCCAAATTGTTCTGGCAATAACACCAGCGTTAATTACTGGACCACCAGGAACTGAAGTTGCTGTTAATTCAAGTATTGAATTTACGTAATCAATTCCAGCTTCAACTTGTACATAGAGAAAATAAAGACCAAGAAAAATTAAAGCGTATTTTAATATTGGCCATAAAAAACAAATAAAATGTGCAATAAATAAAAGTACAAGTATTGGAAATGTAAGAATATTAATCAACATATTGAAAACGAAAAATAAAAAATCAAAATTTCTAATTATATCGTTTACAGGAAATGTATTTACAGTTGTTTTACAAGTTCTATTATCAATTTCTTTTATACCCAAATGTCTTGCTCTTCCAATACCATTTTTGTATCTGTCAAGGAACATTGCTGTTGTATAAACTTTATTGTAATTAAACTCATAAAAAGTATCTTCACAATTAATTGCTTGTTGTACATCATTATAGTCGTCCCAATCAAGACTAAATGAATAAGATTTTAACACCTCAAAATAACTTTGTGGTAAAAATGTTATATTAAATGTTTGTGGTTGTGTGTCATCAACTGGGTTTGAAATAAATTGTATCGTATCACCGGCTGTAACTGGTATTGATGTTGGGTCACCAAAATATGGTTGACCGTTTATAATTATTGTTAAATTTGATGAATTTATTCTATCCTCAAGTAAATAACCACCAGTTCCAACAACTGGGGTTGTACTACCAGTCACAACACCAACCGGCAGCGTTACTACAACAGATTGTGCTGTTGTTGGGTCAAATGGGTCGTTACCTGATGATGTCCAACCGTGTTCTTTTATATTTGGTACAAGGAAATTTGCTCTTTGAAATTGATTTTGTAATCCTTGTTCATTTTCCCATTTAAATTTAAATCTATATCTACCTTTAGTTGGTATTCCTTTTTTTGGGTCATTTGATAATACTTGTTGTCCAAATTCATTTGTAATTACATAGTCAATGTTCATTGGGACATTAACAAGAAATGATCCGTCACCATCAATTACTTTTCCGTTGTTGTCAAATTCATATGTTTCAAGTATCGGAAGATTATCACTATCTGGAAAAATTGTTTGTCTAATTGCCAAGATTTGTCCTGGTCCTGTTATAAGTTCACAAAGATTTCCAGTGTTATTTTTTGGTTTACAATTTGTTTTTAAAGCGTCATCTTCAGCAGTTGTAATTATTGAACCCATAAAAATAGCTTTTGGTTCAATTTTAATATTTGCTTCAGCTGTTAAATCAAAATCAACTCTTGTTATTCCAAATTGACAAATATCTACATCACCCCAAAATGGTGAAATTTCAACAACTTTATTTAAAGTTTTAATCTGTGGTAATTCGTTTAGGTTTGAAGAAGTCTTAAAAGTATTTCCATTTACTTGTGATTGACTTGCAATACCTAAATCAACTAAATCTTGTGGTGCTAAAGAAAAACATCCAATATCTGATAAATCAACATCCATTACTAAGGTTTGATTTCCAGTTGGGACACCAAATATCATAAAGTCACCACTATCATTTGTTTTAACAGAAAATTTATAATATTTGTCATACACTTCAATATATGATTGGTCTAATAAAACTTCTTCCCTTGTTGGGAATGTTCCAGTTGCCGCGTGTGTTGAATAAGATGGGTCTTTTGGTAATAAGTTATATCTGTATCCGTCTTCATTTAAATCAGATAAACTTTTATATGGATATAACTCTGAAATAATTGGATTTGTTTCATCTTCTTGTGTTAATGGAATAAAAACTGATACTTTTGCATTTGGAATTCCAAAACCTCCATTGACTAATACTCTACCAACAACAACACCATAATCAGAACATACTCTTGTGTAAATGTCGGATTCATTTATTTTTAAAGATAGTATTTCTAATTGATCAAAATCTTGTTCTAATTGAACATTTATATATTTGTCTTGACCAACTTCGGTTCTTATTCTATATGATTTGGGCATTAATTTATACTTTTTTGATAAATAGTTTATTTCCTATTTTAGAAAAATAATCTGTAATCAGAAAAAGTAAAAGAAAGAAAAAACCCACCATTAGGTGGGTTTCAAATAAAAATAATTAAACTATGAGAAGTTTACCGTTTTAAGGTTTATCACACGAACATTAATATCCTTATTTGGAAACCTAATTTGGTATATTTGAGTTGGTTCAGCAAATATTGTATCGTTTATTAATTGAATTTGTTTTGTTGCTGCATCAGAATATCTTTGTGATGTTTGATTTGATGAATACTGACCACCAACTTTATTGTAAAATCTAATATCAGAAATACTAACAACCCCATTTTCATTTTGGATTATTCTTCTTAACTCTGAAACATTAACATTTTGACCAAGTTGTCTTGTTGTTGGACTAAAAAACGTAGTTACAAGGTTAATTATTTTTGAAACAAGTGCTCCCTGATTTTGTGTCGCATCCAATACAACATCAACATCTATTGATAAGTCAATTGGGTTTGCACTTTCAATTGAAATGTAATCATTAATCATTCTGTAATTTGACAAATAATTTGCAACATTACTTTTTAATGTGTTTGATATTGTATCTGTTAAATTACCGCTTGAGTCATATGATAACATTTTTATTTTAATTTTATTATTCTCCTCAGTTATTGATACTTTTGCTGGTGCACCAAATTGTGAAGGCATTGTTCTAATTAAAGATTCATAATCATTAATCGTTGTCGCTCTATTTTGGGCTGAAAAGTTAAATGAAACCATTTGTCTAACATCTTCTGTTGTTGGTGCATTTGCACCACCAATGGCTGCTGTTACATTATTACATCTTAATGTATTAATTACACTTCTATTCACACTTTCAGAAGGACCGTTAACAAAAAATGATACGGTTCCAATTTGTGTTATGACATTTGAACCAAGATTTGAGGCTTGTCCTCCACCAATTCTATACTGAATGAACAAAGTTGAATTGGATTTAAGTGCTGCACCTAAAGCAAGATTGTTTGAGTATTTGTTTAAATCAAAACCATTTCCAGTTCTTGCAAATTCTCTTAATTGTTCTTCAGCTGAAACATTTCCACCACCAAATGTCATTTTTAAATAACCTTCTGGTGTGTATTCTGATATAAATTTTGTATTTGTTGTGATATATCTTCCAACTTTAATTCCAGGTTGATCCGATACTTTTGTTGGGTCCTCAATAAAAACTCTATCTTCTGCCAGTGCTTTTACTTCATACCATCTATTATCTAAACCTAAAAATTCTTGTGGTTCTGGAATATTTGTATATTGGGTTCCATCTTTTAACAAAACACTTGTAATACCCAAAACATTTTTTTCTGGTAAAAATAGTTCAAAATAAGGTTTAACATCATTTGGTGTGATTACCCTTTTAAACACCTTTGTAATTCCATTTACAACAACTTCTCTTTTGGTAATTGTATAATTTAATAACTTACCATTTGCATCAAAGTTTGGGACTTTTAATCTATTTGGTGAACCTTCCGCATTTAATGGTGATGCAAAATCAATATCATACACGGTTTCAAAAGGTTGTCCAGCACCTGATGCTTGTGACCCTCTTCTTAATATACCACAATATCTTAAATCTTCTTTATCACCAAAAGCTGGAACTGTAATTGAGAAATCAACTAAAGCAACAGATGGTCTTTGTCCTGGAATTTTTAAACCATAGGTTCTTGCTATATTATATATTGATGATTTTTGTTGTGCGTATTGTAATACGGTTTCTTGAATACTTCTATCAATTTGAAAATGTAAATTGTCTGTTACGGCAGCGTTCAAATCCATTAAAACAGAAAAAACACCAGCGTCATTAAAGTTTTGTATAAGGTCTGGGTAATAAGTTCTTGTGAAATTTATTAATTCAGTTCTTATTGTTTGGAAATCTCTTGTTGTGTATGATATTTTTTTTTCTGCCATAATGTTTTATTTTTATATACTAAATTTTCTTACTGCACGAACATAGTATGTGGTGTTCTTAAGGTTAACGCCGGCAATCCCATCGTAGAAGGATAAGCCCCACGCGTTGAGGCTGCCGTACTCCGTACTACTCCAATAATAATCATAACCAATTTGGACAGCCCCTAATATAGGACCAAAATTAGAATTACCTGATAATGTTTTATTTACATTAAATCTATTTTGCCAAATCAAACTTAATTCATCAATCGCAGGTAAATACCAATCCGACTTACTATTGTTTGTTGAATCTAAACATAATTTAGTGGCACCAGTTATAAATCCTAATTGACCCACTATTGCATTACTATTACTTGACCCATCCCAAGTGCTTTGTGCTGTAGGGCCTATAATTACATTATCTATATTACTCCAATCTGAACTTGTACTTAAATCAGTTGTATCAACAACTAAATAATTCTGAGTTCCATTATCAATATATTTATGAAATATAATACCACCTTCAGAAGATACATATTCACCAATTTCATAGGTATAATTAGTTATACCAGAGTTAATATAACTTTTTAAATCAGTAACTCTTATATTTTTTGTTGTACCGGAATAAACATCATAATTTACTATTGCAAGTAAATCATATGGTGTTACACCAGAGGTTGTTATATTTTGTAATTGTGATATTCTTTTATTTGCCATATACTATTAAATATTAATAATTACAAAATCACTACTCTCAAAAGCTTGATTTGTTGATATATAATTTATTTTTATTTTTGCTGTATGTTCTTTTTCGGCAATACCTTGAACAGTAAATTCTCTTTCTCCTTGTGAGTTAACAAATGTTCCTTTATTTTCTTCACCTTCTGAAGCGTCTTTAACTTCAATACTTGTAATTTGTAATCCTGGAATGTATTTTTCAACTGAATCCCTAATTTCAGCTTCAATATCAGAAAATGTTGGTCCGTCTAATGGTTCAAAAATATATTCATATAGTCTTGTTCCAAAATCTGGTAAATAATATCTGGTTCCTTTTCTTGTTAGTAATAGATGTATTAAATTACTTCTGATTTCTTCGTCAGATGTATCTGATGTGTCTAAGTACCGACCGGTAAAAGATTCTCTAAAAGGAAAATTAATACCATATGTTACACCATTTGCCATATTCAATAAATATAAGGTTGGTGAATTTTATATAAATAAAAAAAATCCCTACTTTCGTAAGGATTCTTTTAAGTTTGTGTTTCCCTTCTCGTATAGGGGTTCATAAGGACAATTTTTGCAACCGGATCCACAACATTTACCTCTTTTTATATGAAAAGATTCGGTCATTACAATATTTCCGAATTTATCTTTATAGAAGTCTGGTTCAGGAGATTTTTTTGTTGTCTCCTGAACGTATAACTGTTGTATCCAATCTTTTGATGCGTTTACTGTCATTTTAATTTTGTTTTCTTTGGTTATAAAACGCTAACAATACTTGATATGTTAGCGTTATGTCATTACCCTAGGTTACTTTCATAACATTTTTTAAGTTTTTCAATTTCACTTATTTGATTATAAACAATAAATAATTGTTCTACAACAAATTTTAAATCATTACCACTTCTTTTTTTGATTTCATTTTCAAACCCTTCTTTATAAATGTTTAAATTATCCAATTCTTTTGTCAAAACATCTATACCATAATTTTCCATAATTTTTTTATTTTTTATTTTTTATTAAACAATTTCACATGCACCTCCAGCACAAGCTGCTTCACCACGAAGATCGGTATTATCTTGTAACTCAATTACTTTTGTAAGATCAACATTCTTTAACGTTAGAACCAATCTTTCAAAATCTTCTTTTGTACAATCTTCAAAAGGTGCTTGTGTGTAAGTTCCTCCGTTATAAGGTAGGACTGACAAACCATTATAGAAATCTCTGTTATTCCACATCCATTCACCTACCAAGTCCCACTCATCTTCTTTAATTGAAACAGTAGCAGATACGTTGTGAGTGTTTTGTCCGTTTCTATGTCCTGGTTTAATCCATTCTTGTGATACTTTCTTAACACGTTCCAACATTTGGAATACCGATTCATGTCTTACGATTGATCCTTCAGGGGCTCTTTGTGGGATAGTAATCACTGCAGTATCGTGAGGACGGAAAAACTCATCTTCAATCAACTCAGGGTGATTAATCGCCAAGTAAGAATAGATTGATTCATT